TTTATTATCGAGTTCGGTGACCGCCTGGACGGTCACTTCTGAGAAAAGGCATTTACACAGAATCGTGTACAGGGTCGTCAGAAAGGCCAAAAGGCGATACATAGTGGTTTCTCCGATAAGTGCGCACTGCGTAAACGCCTGAGGTGCTAATTATATTCGAAGAAATAAAAAAGGCCGCAATCGCGACCTTTTCGTGAGTATAACGACTTACTCAGTGACTTTCTTTTCCAGCTCGCTGGCACCTTCTTTGGTTTTATTCCAGCCTTTCTCCGCGCCTTCTTTGGTGGCATCCCACCCTTTCTCGGTGCCTTCTTTGGTTTTATGCCAGGCTTTCTGGGAATCTTCGCTGACCTTGCTGCCAAAGCTTTCGCTTTTACCTTCCGCAGCATGCTTCTGTTTCAGCTTCAGCTCTTCACCTTTGTTCTGCTCTTCGTGCAGTTTTTGCTTCGCCTCGTTGGCGTTTGCGTTCGCCGCCGCGACGGTATCGTCAGTTGCATGTGTGGTCGCAGCAAATACTGGGGAAGCCAGCAGAACGGCAGATAATGCGATAATTGTTTTTTTCATAATATCCTCATTTAACGTTATCGGTTATGAGCGTGATTCAGCATGGCACAGGCGAAACGGGATGGCTTTAGGAAAAAACTGTAATGAGATCAACATGCCCCGAGGAGGGGTATTTCGCCTGAGGATTATCCAAAGGATAAAACGCCTATTTCCGCGAGGGCGGCGAGGGTCAGGAGAATGAATATTATGACGGTTATGGGTCTGTACATGATGGGGTTCCTTCCGGGGTGAGCGGCTATTCCGTAGCGCTGGGTGGTGTGGGTAATTTTGCACAGGAGGGAGGGAGAGGGTGTTGATATTTGTCAATGTCAGGGGATTAACAATATCAACGACTGGCCCGTTGGTCGGTTTTTTTTGCAAAGATCACGGTATACTGGCTCTGATTAGAAGGATAGGAATGTCATGGCGATAACAGAAGAAGCGTTGCTTAGGTCGGGTTTC